CGATCCTGCGTCCTACAAGACGAAAGTTCGCGAGGACGCATTGAAAGACCCGGAATTTCTCGCAAAAGCTTTAGAGGCGGCTCGAACGTCCGCTGGCGGTCAACAGCAAAACTCCACCGTCAAACTCCCGCCGTCACTATCTCGGGCGACAGGCTCAACAAAGAACGTTGATCCTGACGATTCCGACAATAGCGATAGCTCGGTGTTTGAATACGCAATGAGATAATACCAAGCGCATATCTGAAAAATAGCCGCCCCCACTCGGGCGGCTTTTTTCATGCGCTTTTAGAAAGGAGTTGCCGTCATGGCACTCACTACCGTTCAATCCAATAATAAACTGATTAAATTCCGAAAGGAAATCACGCGCGAATATGTGCGTGAAAACCTGTTCTCGCCCTACATGGGAACGGGCATGAACTCGATCATTCGCATCATGAATGATCTCAAGAGCGGCGGCGAACAGGTCAACGTACCTCTCGTCAATGCTCTGGCCGCGACCGCGGTTGGTTCCGGCACACTGGCCGGCAACGAAGAATCGATCGATAACTATGGCTTCCGCATGTGGATTGATTGGGCACGCAATGCCGTCAAGACCAACAAGGCGGAAACTCAGCGTGACTCGACCGATATCTTCGACCAGGCGCGGCCGCTTCTCTCGGATTGGGGCAAGTCTCTCATCCGCGACGAAATCATTGACGCATTCAACTCGCTCCCGTCTGAGTCGGCTCCGGCCAACCTAGGCACCGCAGCGGGCCAACGTGTCAACGGTATCTCGATGGACAACGCGACTGCGGCACAGCGTAACACCTGGGTATCGGATAACAGCGACCGCGTTCTGTTTGGTGCGCTTGTTTCCAACTACTCGGCAACGTTCGCAACCGCGACCGCAACGCTAGACACCACGGCCGACAAGCTGACGGCCGCGAACCTGACGCTGGCAAAGCGCCTGGCACTCGCTGCGTCCCCGAAAATCCGGCCCTACAAGACCAAGAACGGCTACGAATACTATGTAGCGTTTGCCGGCCTTGAGGCGTTCCGAGATCTTTCGCAGGACTCGACGATCCAGAACGCAAACCTGTATGCCCGCGCCCGCGAGGGTGGCGGCATGAACAGCAATCCGCTGTTCCAAGACGGCGACCTTATCTATGATGGGGTCATCGTTCGTCAGGTGCCGGAAATGTCCACTCGTAACCCGACGTTCTACGCAACGGCGGGCAATGGTGGGACCACGCACGTTCAGCCGGTGTTCATCTGCGGTCAGTCGGCTATGGCTCAGTTCTACGGCCAGATGCCGCGCCCGACCCGTCTCGACAATACCGACTATGAGTTTAATCGCGGCGTCGGCATCGAGATGGCCTACGGCGTTGGCAAAATCGCCAAGAAAACGTCATCGAAGCTAAAGGACTGGGGTGTATTCACCATGTTCGTAGCTGCGGCTGGCGATGCTTGATAGGAGCAAAACAACATGACCACACCAGCAAGAAATGACGGAAGTCAGAACGTTTCTTACCTCCGTAAAAAGACGACAGCCGCCGCAGATAACGCGACCAGCGTTGTTACTGTCGGCGTCCTTCCGGCCGGCGCTATCGTGACCCGCGGCGAGGTTGTCGTTAAGACAGCATTTGCCGATGCGTCCACGAACACCATCAGCGTCGGAACTTCGGCCGCGACTTCGGGGTTCGCCTCGGTGATCGCTACCGGAACAGCCGGCGTGATTGCGTTCGACGACATGGCGACCAGCACGGTTGTTGGTCCCTATACGACAGACACGACAATCGTAGCAACGCATGTCCGTACAGGCACTGTCTCTACGGCGGGCGAGGCTTATGTGATTGTCGAGTATCTGCCTAACGAGTGATGAACTGAGGGGGTGGGCATTCCGCTCACCCCCTTTTTATTTTAGGGGACTTAATGAAAGTCGCTCTCTGTACGCCGTCCGGTAAGGGGTATCTCCATCACCAGCATTTGTTTTCGGTGGCTGAAACATTCAGTTTGGCTCCGAGAAACGGGATTGAATTACGGCACCACGTTATATGCGGCAATTCTATTTTGCCGTTCGTTCGTAATCATCTTGTCGGAAAATCTCTTTCAGAGAAATGCGATTATATTTTCTTCATTGACGACGATATCGCATGGGAAGCAAAAGACTTTTTCAAGCTTATCGAATGGGATGAGGGCATTGTCGCCGCCGCTCCCGCCAAGCGGCACAAACGATGGGACGAGGAACCGAACTGCGCGTTTCGCACGACCAATGATGGCCATCTTGTTCAGCATAAATCGAAGCGCGGGCGCCTATGGAAAGTCCTTGGGCTTGCCACGGCATTCATGTGCATCCATGCGAGCGTATTTGCCGATATTGAGCATCTGACGAAACAATACTTTACAGACGGCGACGAGGGGAAATTCCCGGTACGCGATTGGTTCTGGCTCGATCTTGTCAACGTAGACGGAAAGCTTATGGGCCAGGGCGAGGATTATAATTTCTGCGACAAATGGAAAAAGGTCGGGGGAGAATTGTTCCTCGATCCAGATATCAGGCTACGGCACTATGATGGCAACGTGTGCTTTGACAGTTGCCCCGCCGACTTTCAACTCAAACTGGACGAGGCTGTGAATGCCTAAAGTGACATGGTTAGGAGAGGATACGGAAACTTACGCAGGGCCAAGTTTCACGACATGGCAGGGTATGAAGTTTCCGAAAGGCGTTGCGGTAGAGGTTACGGATGCCCACGCACTCGCAAAGGCGAGAATTAACCAATTCTTCAAGGTAACGGACGGCGAGGCGCCAAGGCGCGGCCGTCCACCCAAGGCAAAAGCCGAGGCCGTGACAGATGGCACTAACGAAAACCCGTAACGATCTCGTCAACCAGGCGCTTTCAAATCTCGGCAAGCTTGCGGCCGGACAAACGGCCGATGCCGAGGATTTTGACGCCGTTGATAGTCACGTTGACGGGACACTATCGCGCCTTGCGATCCGCGATATAGCGACGGTTACGGATGATGATGCCATTCCTGTTGAGTGGTTCGATCCAATTGCCATGATTGTTGCTGACGACGCGGCTCCCGAGTTTGGCATGGCCGGCGTTCCATCGACCGGCCAAGAGCCGCCCGTTCTAGCGGCCGAGAATATGTTGCGCGAATTAAACCGCGGCAAGCCAACGGGCGAACATCAACATACTGAGTATTTCTAAGTGGTCGATATTCCATTCCCGGTAACGTCGGCACCCGGCGCAAATACACATGAAAGCGCCGGCAGACTAATTAATGTTTACTCGGAAGCACTCGTTAACGGCGCGCGCAAACGGACAGTTATTCGCCGCGCACCAGGTCTAAGCCTCTTTAAGAACGCCTCGCACTCAGGATGGCGCGGCGGAATTGTCGTCGGAAACTTCCTCTACGGAGGATTTACCAGCGATCACGACATTGTTAAATTTGACAGTAGCGGCACACAAACAACGCTAGGAACATTTACCGGAACGAAGAAACTCATTTGGGCTCGCAACAATGCGGCAACGCCGGACGTTATCGCGGTTGATCCTGATAACGGCGCTGTTAAAGTCACGACCGTACCGTCAGTTATCGCGTATCCAGACGCCGACGTTGGATCGCCTAACAGCGTTTGCTTTCTTGATGGGTATTTCTTCTTCACCTACGGCGATAGCACATGCATTGCCTCCGGTATCAATACGACCTCGATCAATCCACTCGACTTTACGACCGTAGAGGGAAATCCGGGCGGACTGTTGCGCGCCGTTCCATTTGGCGAACTTTACTTGATGGGCGATACGACGATCGAACCCTATCAGGATACGGCGAACGCGACCGGATTTCCGTTTACGCGCGTCAAGGTCATTCCGATTGGGCTTCTTGGCCGCTATGCGGTCACAGGCTTTGAGCCCGGATTTGGCCGCGGGATTATATTTGTTGCCAATGATCGCACGGTTAAGGGCTTAGACGGCTATTCGCCGCAAAAGATTTCGACGCCGGACGTTGATCGGGCAATCGGCGCGTTCCTCGATAATGGCGGAAGCACCGACGATATAGAAATGTTCCCCTACGTCGCGGGCGGAAAAGCCTGTGTCGTATTGCGGACAACGACCTTTACATGGGTGTTCGATATCGACTCGCAGTATTGGCATGAGCGCATGAGCAACGGGATCGTCAATTGGCGGGCGTTCGGCTCGGTCTATGCCTTCAATAAATGGCTCGTTGGCGATAGCGTAGCTACCAGCAAACTTAGCCAAATTACGGAAACGGCGCGCGACGAATTGGGAACGTCATTGCCGGCGATCGTCGAAAGCGGTCCTGTTACGGCGTTTCCAAAGAGGTTGCGCTGCGACAGCGTTTCTTTCGATATGGCGCGCGGAGTTGGTATCGCGACCGGAACCGACCCGACGCAAACCGACCCCGACGTATTGATATCATGGAGCGATGACGGCGGCGTATCATGGTCAACGCCAGTAATCCGCAAATTAGGACGACAGGCAATCGCGGAACGTCGCATTAGCGTCAATCGCGTTGGATCGACCAAGGACCAAGGCCGGCGTTGGCGCGTAACGATGTACGATAACGTCGATTTTGAATTAACCGGAGGTGACATGGCCGGTAAAATAGCAGAGTTGGCCACTTGACAGTTACGGTCCCGCCGCTTCTACCGTTGCCGGATTCGACAACGCAGCACGTCGATGATGCAGGAAAGCCGAAAAAAGACCTGACGAATTGGCTCACGTCTGTTCAAGCAACAATCAAGAGCCTTAACGAAGCAGTTACGAGTCTGTCTGCGGGAACAGCTCTACTAAAGGCGAATAACCTTTCGGACCTTGCCAACACAGGAACGGCGAGAACAAATCTCGGCCTCGGGAATGTATCGACACTTAATGTAAACGTAGCGAGCGGCGTTCCGACGCTGAACGGCTCTGGCCAGTATCAAGGCTTCGACGGGCAGCTAATCGCGAACGTCCAGACCTACAACGTCAACCAAGCTCCTAGAGTTCTGACCGTTACCACGGCTGGTTTTTCAGGCTCGCCCGGACCTATTGGTTATGGCGGAACAACTTCTGGAGCAAATTTGGGATATTATACATATACGGCATTTACGACTGGTAGCTGCGGAAGTTTTTCCACGACCATAAACGTAAACTTCGGCGCTTGGGCGTCTATGCCGGGAAGTTGGCAGAATATCAGCGTTCAAACGATCAGTGGCAATGGCGACTACGGCATCTTTGTGAGGTTTGCATGACAATCGCGCTCACAAATTTACGGTACTCAAACGGCGAGCAAACCAATATCGAATTGACTGTGGCTTATGATATTGGGCGCGCATTTCCATATGACGGTACGCCGATCCCGTTCAATTACGTTCCGAGTGACGATGCTCCATTCACGATCGCAATTAAAGCTGAATTGGCGAACGGCAATTATACGATCGCCCCTTACGTTCCGCCTGCGGCGCCCCAACCCCCTGTGCAGCAGCAACAAACACTAGTCCCCGGTAAATCCATTGTCATTGCAGATTAAGCCGTTCAAAGCCGGCGATCTATCAGGCGTAGTCTATACATTCGAGATAAAGGGTGACGTTCTGCCCATGCACACACATGGGGAGAATGACGTTCATATCACCATAGTTGCCAGAGGGCGCGTCAATGTTCACGGGCCGTCCGCCTCTGACGATTACGCGGCCGGGGCCGTGATCGACAATGAAGCGCCGATAACTCACGAAATCGTCGCGCTGGAAGATAACTCGCGCATTGTGAATATAATCAAGAAGTCGAGCGGAGACTAAAAGGCAATGGGCTTTTTTCAAGACGTGTTCGGCAATGCTGGCGCGGAAGATGCCGCCAATGCCAAGATTGCCGGGCTAAATGCCGGATACAATCAGGCGTCGGATTTATTCGGGCAGGGTCGCAATGCGCTATCCACGAATTATGCCTCGGCGCTACAGCCATATACCGATGTTTATAATTCCTCGACGGCTGGCGCCAATGCATACGGCGACGCAACGGGGGCGAACGGCACGGCGGGGCAAGCTCGCGCAAAGGCTAATTTTCAGACCGACCCAGGCTATCAATTCCAATTCGATCAGGGATTACAAGCGATTGATCGCGGTGCGGCATCGCGCGGAATGAATACAAGCGGAAATCTCCTAACGGCAGAACAGAATTATGGGACTGGCCTCGCCAATCAATCCTACGGCCAATACGTCTCGCGCTTGCAGCCCTATCTCGGACAACAAACCAGCGCAGCGGGTGGCATTGCGGCCGTGGATACCGGCCTCGGAAACTCGCTTAACACGTCCTACGGCAATCAGGGCAATCTCGCCTACAACACGCAAACCGGGATCGGGAATGCGAATGCCGCACAGGATTTGTCGCGCGCCGCTACGAACACATCGATTTTCAACGGTGCAATTGATCTCGGTAGCAAGCTCTTAGGCTTTGCGGTCGGGTAGGGAGACACTTTAATGCCTGATTATTGGAGTGTCCCGATAAACAATGCCGGGATCAACGATCTCAACGATACTATTGCCAAAGGTCGCGATCTTTCATTTATCGGAAAGTTACCGGATGAATTTTGGGCTGGGCAAGAAGCGCGAAACAAGCAAGACCAGCGCAATGCCTTCTCGGAAGGCTTGCCGAAAGACTCCAACGGAAACATTGATTGGAATGCCGTAACCGACAAGCTCGCCAAGGTCGGCGGAACGTCGCAGATCAGCAACATTCTCCCGCTGCAAAAGTTCGATATCGCGCGCAGCCTCGTTCCCGGCAATGAAACACAGCCGCAACAGCAATTCCCGCCCTCTACGTCGCGCGGGTTGCCGTCGCAAACGCCTCCACAGGCAAAACAATATAGCGATGCCGACGTTCCGACCGGAACGCCATCGCCCCCAGGCAAGAATTTAGGAACGGTTACAGGTATCGAGCGCGGTCCTGTTGAGACGGCGGGACCGGCTGGATTTCAGACGGCGCCGCAAACAGGAAGCAATGTAACGGCGCGCACGATCGCGGCGCGGACGGGTGGCGACGCTACGCAAATCGCGGCTGGCCTCGGCGTGTCTCCTGACGATCCGATCGACCCTAACGACCCGACCATACGAGCAAAACTCGTTCAAACCGTTCGCTATACGCAAGACAATCCCCAAGGCGAACCAACGCCAACGGGCGCACCCGCGGCGCCACAAGTTCAAGCGCCACAGGCAACGCAGAATTTCGCGCAACGGTTCGCCCCGGCGACAGGTCAATTAGCGCCCCAAGCGCAGCCGCAATCAACGCAGCCACCCCCGACCGTTGCCGGCCCCCAAGGCAACATCAATGAGGCGACGGCCGCGCGCTATGAAGCGGTCGCAACCGATCGTTACCGGAGGGCGCAAGCCGCCGCGCTAGTCGATCCGGCCATGTCGCAAGCGTTCAAGGCGCAGGCCGACTCGCTTATGGAACAGGCGAAAACAATTCGCGGCGCATTGGCGAAGAATGCCGAGACAACGCCTGAAATGAAAAACGCGGCGTCTAGCAACCAAGCGTCGCCGCTTTCCTATGAAGGACAGAAAGAAGCGCAGAAATTACAGGTTGAGCAGGGACAGAAAACCTACGCCGGTATTCAAGCGCAATCCTCGCAATTCGATCGCGACCTAAAGCCATATATCGACCTGTCTAAGTCTGTTTTGAGCGACCCAAGCATGTATAGCGGTGTCGGCGGCAAATATGCGCTCGATATCAACCGCGTTCGCGCAGCATTCGGGGACCAAAAAGCCGCGATGCTGCAAGAGGCGTTACAGAAAATAACGGCCTCTAGCGTCCTCGGCCAAATCAATACGCAGAAAGATCAAATGCAAGAGGCCGGCGCCGCGAGCAGCCGCATATTCTCTCAGCAGGTCGATCTCGTCACGAAGGCGGCGCCGTCACTTGCGACGACGCTCGGAGGCAATCGCTTCCTTGTGGAAGTTCAAGACAGAATGGGCGGCGTCTCTAATAAGGTCGCTGAAATGGCGCGAGCCTATAAGAGCGAAGTGGATGCTTCGGGAAGGCCGGTACATCCTCTCGGGCTCGATGCCGGTTTCGATCAGAAGGTTTCAACCTATCTACAATCTCACCCGGTATTCACCGATCAAGAGCGCAGCCATCCTGAGATTTTGGGAGCGCCGACCGTTCCGCCTGATATTGCCGGAAACAAAAACGCTATCATTCAATGGGGCAAAGCCTTGGGCGTTCAGCCTGGTCAGCCAATCCGCTTTCCTAACGGCGTTAAGGCGATGGTCGCGCAATGACCGAGGTTACTTATGGGGCGGGCGACGCTTCAAATCTACCGCCCGTCCAGTTGCCGACGCTCGGCAATCAGACAATTCCGAATGTCGTTATTGGGCGCCGCGCGACACAGGACGCGGCAAGCGATTTCCCCGACTATTCCCCGGCGCGCAATGCGGCCGGCTTGCCAACGGGATCGGAGCATGGTTCAGCCGCGTCAGAGTTTCCCGAGTGGAAGCCGACCGCACCCCCGGCGCCTTCGCCGCCAGAATTGCCCCTTTCTGTTGGCGATCGTTTTGCCGACGCCGGTTCGTCTCTCGGATCGGGGATCGTAAAGGGCCTTGCGTCGATCGCCGCCACACCAGGAGACGTTCGCGAGCTCATGGGCTCGGGGATGGACGCTGTTGCTAATTTCGTTGCTAGAAAGATAGGCGCCCCTGAAATAAATCCGCAAGTCACGGAGCCCCGCTATAATATCCAACCGTCCACGGCACAGGTTGAAAGCGCTGTTAAGCCATACGTTCCGTCCGCGATTTCACCTGATTTCAAGCCGAAAACCGACATTGGAAATTTGCTGCAAACGGGCGGCGAATTTCTTCCCTCCGCTGTTGCTGGACCGGGCGGCATTGCAAAGAAGCTAGGTTATCAAGTCGCTTTGCCGGCCATCGCGTCCACTACCGCTAGAAAGGTCTTTGAGGGCAATCCGGCAGAGGGCGCGGCCGGAGCGGGTGGGGCATTAACCGGCTCGATCATTGGCGCAATCCTTTCCGGCCGTGGCGGCGCGACCAAAGTATTGCGCTCGCAATTGCCAGCGAATTTAACGAAAGCTGACGTTGATGCGGCGCGCAGCCTTATGAATGAGGCGCGATCGCAAGGCATCGCGCTTACATGGCCGGAAGCACTGAGCCACGTTAAGAATGCGCCCGTTGGTCAGGATATGCAGCGCATGGCGGAAAGTTCTCCGCATAGCCGCGCGACGATGCAAGAGTTCATGGCCGATCGTCCGGCACAGGTTCGCGGCGCATTTCAAGGGAATGCTGATCGTATCGCCAACCCGACCGGACAGCCTAGTGCGATCGGGCCAGCGGCGGCGGAAACGGCTGAGGGCGCGATCGGAGACGTTCGCAAGGCGATCAATGCACAAGCGGAGCCGTTCTATAAGGGATCGGAAGGCATCTTACTGACGCCGACTGAAATGGCGCAGGTTCGCGCCGTACCTGGTTATGAAGAAGCCGCAAAGGCAGTTCGTGCCGACCCGCAACTAAACCGTTATGTCTCTCATTTGCCCGAGAATAGCGTCGGGTTTTTGAATGAGGTAAAAAAGCAACTCGATACGGCGTCGAAAAATGCCGCGTCGGTGCTATCACAAAATCCCAATATGCAGCGCGCGGCCGGCCTTGGCGAGGATGCCAAAGCAGTTAAGGCTGCTGCCGTTGATAAATCGAATAACGTGTCAAATGTTGCCTCGCAACGATCTGGCGAATATGGAACGGCGCTTTCGATCGAAAGCCAATTGCGCGAGAAATATCTAACTCCGTTAATGAATGGTCCGCTTGGAAAGCTTGCCGAAAGCAAAGACACAAAATCTGCGATCAATGCTCTATTCCCGGCCAACCCGCTCCCCAACAGCCAATATGAAATTTCGCAAGCGGTATCGGCTTTAGCGGCGCGGCGCCCGGCATTGGCTGAGCAACTTGTTCGCGCTCACGCTGAAATGGTTTTCAATGAAGCAAACAAAGCATTGCAAGGCGGCGCAAATCAGTTCGCGGGGGCTAAATTTGCCGTCAGAATTGCCGGCAATGAACAGCAACGCGCCAACCTGAAAGCAGCTGTTGAGGCACTTCCGAAAGGCCGCGCACGATGGGCCGGCTTTGAGAAATTCCTAGACGTTGTTGAGGCAACCGGGCGGCGCCAAGCGATCGGCAGCAAGACAGAATTTAATCGCCTTGAACACTCAATGATGAGTGGTTCAAGTCTTGTCGGGGAAGCCGTCAAACTTGGGGCTAGTCCCGGCAAATGGTTTAGCGCCGTTAGCGATAAGTGGTCGAATTGGCAGCTTGGGCATAATCTCGATGAGGTCGCGCGGATTATCACCGACCCGACGAGTGGAAAACTGTTCGCCAAGATCGCCAGCATGCCAACGCGAAGCGCGGAGGCCAACGCTACGGCCGCCCGTATCACGCTTCAGGTTTTGGAAGGCGCTCGCCGGCCTAGTTCCCAATGAGATTTGTCCACTAAGGATGATCTTCGCGAGCCATCCGGCCGCGAATGATATTCCGAGAATAACGTAAGGGTTTGGCGTCGCATTAATGACCGCGAGCCAGGTCGCTACCGCAATCGTCACAACAATCTGAATAAACATTTGGAGCCTTGATGCTCACGAGAGATCGTGTCCGTGAATTGCTCGATTATAACCCAGAAACGGGCGTGTTCACATGGAAAGTTAAGAGGAAATCAGTCAATCCGGGCGATGAGGCGGGTGCCTTAAAAGCCAATGGTTACAGGAACATAACCATTGATAGCCGACAATATGGGGCACATAGGCTCGCATGGCTTTATTCCTATGGCCGTTTTCCCCGCGAATTTATCGACCATGTAAACCGAGACAAGCTTGATAATCGACTTTGCAATTTGCGCGAAGCTACCGCGCAACAGAATACGCACAATCGACGCGGCGACAGAGACAGCAAAACTGGATTGAAGGGCGTTTATCCCCGCCGCAATGGTCGCTGCTTTGAGGCGGCTATCATGCGCGACGGAAAACTTAACTACTTAGGACAATTCCCCACTCGCGAAGCTGCGTCGGCTGCCTACACGGCGGCTGCGCGGCGGTTGCATGGGGATTTTTCATATCAATAGGAGGCTGCCACGGCCGGAACTTTGTACGGATTGGGACTATCTCAACGGGTAGATTCCAATGGAAAGCCTGACATAGGTTGGCTCCTTTATTTATATTCCGCCAATTCGTCCACGCCGGTAACTGCTTATTCCGACACGGCTTTAACGCTTGCGCTACCCTGGCCGCTGGAAGCTGACGCCTCGGGCATGATGCCGGGATTCTGGCTTGCGGACGGCTCTTATAGGGCGCGCGGAACGTCAAACGACGCCAGCCGTATATTCTTCGACAACGCCTCGATCCTAGCAGTTGGCCCGTCAACCGGCTCCGCGCCATCTGGCGGCGTTGACGCAACGACGATTTTCGCAACTGGCGATATTATGTTTCAGCCGATTTCCGGCGCGCGGACAGGTTGGGTGCGCGAGAACGGCCGCACGATCGGCTCTGCCACATCTGGTGCATCGGAACGCGCAAACGCAGATTGCATCAACCTCTTTGAGTTTCTTTGGAATAATTATACCGACGCCAAATGCCCCGTTGTTTCTGGACGCGGCGGAAGCGCCGCATCCGATTGGGCGTCGAATAAGAAAATAACGCTCATTGATATGCGCGGCGTTGGCTCTGTCGGCGCAGATGACATGGGCAACAGCGCGGCCTCGCGCTTTACTGGCGTTACATTTGTTGATGGAAATGAAACAACCGTAGCCTCTATTTGCGGAGATAATGCTCACACCCTAGCGCAAGGCGAGTTGCCAAATGTAACGCTAACGACCACAATTGGAGCGGGGCAAGGTTCTCATAATCACACTGACTCAGGTTTTCAGGCATCGAACCAAACCGCTGCCGGTGGAAATCCCCCAGGCGGCTCCTCAGTCGGAACAACGACTAGCACATCTACACTTCCCGCAATGTCAGGAACGACGCCACTCGGTGGAAGCGGAACGGCATTTAGCAATCTAGGACGTTCAATCGTCGGAACCTGGTATCGTAAATTGTGACCGTAACTCCCTTTCGGCGGCCGATCGTAACGCTGCAAGGGCGCGTCGCGACGGGCAATCAAAAGTTTCCCAGAGATCAGGCGATTGCGGTAAGCGCGACGTTTTTCGACACGTCCGGCAATGTCGCAACCGTACCAGCGGCAACGCTAACGCTTGCATATTGGTCGATTGATAGCGGACGGCGGACGCATACGAGTTACGACCTAACAGGCGTTGACGATGTTTGGTCCTACACTTGGGATAGCAGTATAGCTCACGCAGATGCCGTGTCGGGACATATCGCAAGTTCGGATAGGGCATACGCCGTTGATTTCAATTTTCGTCTAACAAAAAATCCGGCGAACATAGCACAACAGCCGACTCCGGCATCAGTAATCGTTGCGGCAAGTTTTTCCATCAGTGGCGCCAGCTCTCTCTCTTTTGTTGGCAGAAATTCAACCGCGTTTTTCATTCTTAAGCACAACAATGTTGACCATATTCTACTTAGGCGCGGCGGCGGCGATCGCTTACTACGAGGGCACTAAATGAGTTTCGACGCACCCATTGTTACAATTAACGGGCGCCCGACAGACGGGAATCAGCAATTTACGCGCGATCAGGCGATCGCGTTTGCGGTCACGTTCTACGACACAAGCGGAAATGTTGATAATCCGGCCAGCGCAAACCTGACGCTTTCATATGCGCCGCTTAATGGCGATTGCGCCGTACACACGCAGTATGACCTTACGCAGGTTGACGATGTATGGTCATACACATGGGACAGTAGCGGCTCAGAGCGCGGTGCCGTCTTTGGTCATGTCGTAAGCGACGGGAATACTTACGCGATTGATTTCAATTTTCGGCTGACGGCCAGCAAAGCAAATCGCGATCTAGCGGGCGATGATGAAGGCAACGGCTATTGCCCATGACCGAAAGCTTTACGTTTACGGACAGGACACGAAAGCCGTTCATAAAGAAAATCAACCCGATCTGGTGGTTTCAGAATGACGACGAGCAGACCGCGGATCAGGCGCCCTGGTATCATCCAGAATGGCCGGAATGGCGGCGTAATTTTATCTGGAATACGTTCCGTAATCCGCTGCAAAATTTCCGTGCCTATGTCGTCGGCGCACAGGACCGAAATTATACCGTAACCGGAAAATCACCCGTAACGACAATCCAACGCGACGACATGCAACCTCCCGAGACGGGCTGGCAATGGTGCGTTATTCGGACGCTCATTCCGTTGCCGTTTGCGAGCTACAGCGGCACGAAATGGGTTTTCCAATTCGGCTGGCAATACAACGGATTTTTCGCATTCATTAAGATCAATCGCAAAACATGACCAAATGGCCCGCTGACAATCAGGCCGCGCTTATTGCGTTTTACGGCAACCCTGGCTCGTCGGGGGCTAATGGGGTCGCCGCTCAACTTGTGAGCGTGCACCCGCCATTCCAAATGTATTACGACGGTAAGCCGATCAAGGGCGTTTCGTTCCATCGCAAAGCCGCGCCCGCGCTCATGGCTGCGCTCAACGATATCTGGGACGCTTGCGGACACGATCAAAGCAAACTCGACAAGCTAGGCGTTTCCAGCACAGGCGGGACATATAACCCGCGCAAGGTTCGAGGCTCCGCAACGAAATGGAGCAACCACGCATTCGGCGCGGCGATTGATCTCGACCCGGATCATAACGGGTTCAATACCGGCCACGGCAAGATGCCGCAATTCGTTATCGATGCTTTTGACAAGCAGGGATTCCGTTGGGGTGGCAGATATAAAACACGCACGGACCCGATGCATTTTGAGGCTTGTGATCCTGGCGATGATGCTCCGGTTTATCTTTTCGATTTGCCGCAAGCCGATGGGCACAGCGATCTACCGGATATTACGCCAACTCAGGACGCCGCGGCGCCGGCCAAGGTCATAACCGCGCGCACCGCTGCCGCTACTGGCGCGAGCGTTCTCGGCGCCGGTCAAATTGTATCGGCAGTCGTCGGACCACCAAACGAGGTCGCAGACAAGATTACGAGTGTCGTCAATCAATCCGGACAGGTTATTGATACGACAAAGCAGATCATAGCAATTCCGAAGCCTGGGTTCTGGAACGGAATTTTGCACATCATAACGAGCCCCGAGTTTGTCGTCGGCGTTGTCGTCTTAATCGCCGTGGCTTGGACGCTTGTTTGGTTCTGGCAGCGTAATCACACCCCACCGGAGAGCACATGATCGCTGTCATCTTTGAATTTCTCAATACCTCGATCGGCCGCTGGATCGTCGGGTCGCTAATCGCCGCAACTGCGCTGGCCGGCGCTTACGGGTATCTGCGCGTTCATTATTACAACAACGGGTACGCCGCTGCGCTCCATGCGGTCGCCGCCCAAGATCAGAGAGCCATCGATGCCGCAAACAAAGCCAAGGATACCGTTCGCGACTGCCGCAACAGTGGCGGTCATTGGGATAGCGATGGCGGGGTGTGCTCAAAATCCTAAACCAGCAACCGTCATCAAAGGCGAGTGTCGCGTTTTTGAGGCCCCAGAATACGCTGTAAAGGGCCTCACGCGGGACGACCAAGATTGGATTGACGTTAATACCGAGGCCGGTATCGCAGCCTGTCAGTGGAAGCGCCCGCACCCCCGGCCCGTCGTCGCAAAGCCCATAGCGCCAAAGCCACCCGTCCCCACGAAAGCCATCAAAAAGCATTGGTGGCAGCGTGGCAAATGAGTGAGGACAGGCTAGATAAGATTATCCTCCTTCTTGGTCAGGTTGACGGCAAGGTGACGGCCCTCGCTGAGAAATTCGACGGCCACACCGAGGATGATACGATCCGGTTTGGAAAGCTCGAAATGGACCTACAGGCGGTCAATAAAAAGATCAATTGGGGGTCAGGCTTTGCGTCAGGTGTAGGAGCGATCGTCGGTTCGGTCGCTACATTCTGGTTCAAGGGCCACTGATTGACAAACGCCCTCGCTACAATCAGCGACCAGGATTTTATAACTGCATACGAGAAATATGGCCCGCTAGAGCTCGCGCGCCGTCTCGGCCACGCGAAGCGGTCTGTCTATGACAGGCGCGAAAGTCTTGAGAACAAATACAAGCGCAGCATTCATGCGCCATCCGACAGCATCGGCAACCACTCGACACGGCCGCAGCAATACCCGCATCGCATTGAATTAGAAGTATTAGACGGCACTGTTCTCGTTGGTTCCGACGCTCATATTTGGCCGGGACCGCGGACCACGGCCATGCGCGGCTTCATCAAGTTCGCAAAGGAATTAAAGCCCAAAGCAGTTATCCTCAACGGCGACGTTACTGACTTTCCGCAAATATCAAAACATGATCCGATCGGATGGGAGAGTTGGCCGACTGTCCAGCAAGAGGTCGAAGCGGCGCAAGACGTATTGGGCGATATTGAGAAAGCTTCTGGACGCGCGCAAAAGATATGGACGCTTGGCAACCACGACGCCCGATTCGAAAAGCGGCTTGCGATCGCCGCGCCGGAATACGCCAAGATAACGGGACTGCATCTTAGGGATCATTTCCCGCTATGGGCGCCGTGCTGGTCAACCTGGATCAATGACGACGTTGTTATAAAGCATCGGTTCAAGGGTGGCGATCACGCGCCTTGGAACAACGTCATCAAGAGCGGCAAGCATATCGTCACCGCGCACCTTCATAGCGCCAAGGTGATGCCGTTCACAGATTACAACGGAACACGTTACGGCGTTGACGACGGATGCCTTGCAGACCCGCAACACAAGGCGTTCGTAAACTACACCGAGGATAATCCAAAAAACTGGCGCTCCGGTTTTTGTGTCCTCACATTCAAAGACGGAAAACTTTTGCAACCTCAACTCGCGCTCGTTCACGGCGAAAAACATATCGACTACTGCGGAGACTTGATCTCCGTATAGGGGGTCAAATGCACAGCGGTCCCGGCGATGTTGTTGAATGCGAATTTGACGATGAACAGAACGAGAAAATAGATGGCTACCTCAAGATACACCGCAGCCATCGGAGACTTCATCGACGGCGAATTTCATTGCAAGGCCATTTCGGGCGAACACATTATCATAGAGCTCGGTCCCGCGCAGGTCATTTCCATTAAGCGCGGCCTTGATCGCTACGTCGCGAGTTATGAGGCAACAGAAAAGAAAGCGAGCTAATGCAAGTCTTGTTCGATCCTCGGTTGTTCAACGTAATCATAATGACGCTCTATAGCTTAAATGTTTTGTGGTGGCTCATTCACGGTAAACCCTGGGACTCGCTTTACTGGTTCGCAGCATTCCTGATTACGTTTACCGTCACTTACGGATACCGGCACTAATGAGCGCAAAGAAAGCTCAAGTAGGCGGCGAACACTACAACGCCCTCGCAATCCAGCCAGTCGAATATATCCACGCCAATAAAATCCCCTTCATGGAAGGCTGCGCGATCAAATATATAACCCGCCACAAGACAAAAGGCGGCGCCGAGGACATAAGAAAGGCGATCCACTTTTGCCAACTAATCTTAGAGCTCGAATACAAAGAGTAAATCCGGCGCTGCTTTGGCTGGCGACCGTATTGGCGGCGATCGTTGCCGTCCTATTGATAACCAAGGTCTATGCGCGCGACCTTGACGGGAAATATGCCGCGTCTCCACTCAAGGGCTGGTTCGATAGCCTCAAATCGCAGAAGGGGCTTTGCTGTTCGTTTGCCGATGGCAAAACGGTCACGGATGCTGATTGGGAGACGAGAGACAATCATTACATCGTCAAACTCGATGACGGCAATTGGTACGACGTGCCGGCTGAGGCCGTAGTTGAGGTGCCAAACAAGTTCGGACAGGTCGTGGTGTGGCCTTACGTCGATAGCGATAACAAGATGCAGATACGCTGCTTCCTTCCTGGCGCCGGAACGTGATCTTGCAATTGCAGCCGACGATATGGGTTCGCACACCCCGCGGAATCGGCCTCGCGCATTTCCTACTGGATTATGGCGAAGAACATGATCTTCTTTGGGTCGTTTTTGACGATGCTACCGGGGAAATCTGGACATGGCCAAATCCAGACGTAAGGGCAATTCCGAATGCGTCACTCGGAGCGGGGCGGCACTAATGGACAGCTATTTTCTAGTGTTCATTCTCAGCGCCATTCAGTCATGGCCGCTGGCGTCGATCGTCGTCATGTGGATGGTTATACAGTTTTTTAAGTGGATGAAGTCGCAGCCTTAGCGACGTAGAACGGACCATCAACCGCCTCTGAATATTGATGGTATTTTCCGTTTGTCCACGTCTTGAGCCGACCGAACTCACACGCCATTAGCGGCCGGCCATATACCATTATTGGGCCGTGCTTCTCGGGATCATATAATTCAAGTTCATTCATGTGATGCAAGTGCGTCGCGGGCGAGTTTTTTGGCCAACCACGGGTCAAAGTATTTTTCTCTGATGCCCTTATAGCCCCCGCGCTCTTTTCTGGCGCTTCGGAAGTCGATAGTCCGGTTGTCTAGAATCTGGCGTCTGGTAGATCGCTTCTTTGATTTCATGGTATTACCTTCCGATTAGCGTCTGACTTTGCGTTTCTTTAGCTTGCGACCCGCAGCAATAGCCTCGCGCTTAGTTCGGTAGTGCCCCGTCCAATATGGCGACCGGCACGACCAGCAATAGCCGGTCTTGAATGAACTACAAATCGCCTTGGTTGCTACTATCGACACGTTAGCGCGTAACCGTTGGAATTTCCCGCCAGTCAATCTCGTTAGTCTCTCTACAGCGCCATTCCTGCTCTAGCACGGGCCTACCAAGGATGGCTCCCCCTGTTGCGGCATCAAAGTACCGGACGCCACTCTGTCCCCAACGCAGGGCAGAAGTTCTCTCCCATGTTTTAGAGATTGTCTTGTTAGGCGCGTAAACTGGGTCCATGTCACATCCTAGCCATCAACGCGCGTGGCGTAGCTTGTGAGCGCAACCTTTATTAGATCGACCTCCCGCGTGGTTAGCGGTGCTGTTGGACTCTCATAGAGTTTCCCGATCAAGTCCTCACAAGCCTGAGAAACGGGATCATCGTTTATTGGACCTTCCGCCTGTGCGGCGGCTTCAATCTGGTCCATCGTCTCTTGGCAACTGTGTGCGAGCTTGCTCATAACGTATTCCTTATATTTTAGCTCGGTTTCTATAAGTCAGCCGTTGTTGGGCCATTAGCGATTGGGGCGCGGATATATTTTACCGCCTTCTCATCGCAGTCGGGGCAGTCGTGCGGTTCCGTTGACCATGTTCGCCCTTCGCGTTCGTGGTTTTCACATTTGGGCCCCAACCAAATCACATCGGGATCGTCGTCCATCAAATCCTCCGGTCGGCTAGTGTTGGCGCATTAGCGGTGTTTGACTTGTTCGCCGCACTTTGAACATTTCCATACGGATTGAGTTGCCTTGTGGTGTGGAACCTCGTTCCCGCCGTCCTCCACAAAGACCACTTCCATGCAATTAGAAGCTTTGCATTTCGGGCAATCCCTGCGGCTGCGGTAGTCGGTCACTTACCACTCCTCAATCAAAGATCGTGAAAACAACGCGGTCATTTTCGATCAAGCACCACGCCCATCGATCGTCTATTATTCGTCTGCTCCAGCGCATTGGCCACCCCTTAGCTTGCGCGGATTGTATTCCTTGTAGTTAGACAGCGCGAACTTCAGCGCCGCAAAGATTACAATGGCTGACGTAACCGCCCCCGCTATGAAACAAAGCGCATAGATCATCTTTCCCCCCACTCGTCGTAATAGAGTCCGTGGTCGTGGTAAGCGGCTATAGCAAATATCAGCAGCGGGGTTAGAACCACCGCGAGGGCCAGCAGAAGCCAGATCATTTACCCCTCCTAAATCTCGTTTTGTTCACCACTGACGACACCGTTGATTCCTCAATTCTATCTTTTAACCATCCGTTAGTTTCTGCTTTAGTTATTTCAAAGAGTTAAGGCCGGTAGTCAGTCATTCGTCAGTCAAGTCGCGTTTTCGGTCCGTTCTTCACTCTTTGTTCTTCCGGTATTCCGCTCGTTGGCGCATGACACCCTCGATTTTGTCGGTCGCGCCACGCGCATAGCGTTGCGTCATTCCGATGTCCGAGTGGGTGGCTGCGTGCTTGATATGCTCTAGTTCGGCCCCAGACTCGGTGGCCTCAGTAATAGCCCCGGCACGGCTGTCCATGTTCCTAACCCACCTAGGTATCCCGCCATTATCCGCTGCTCGTCGCCAGGTTTTGCGGAACTCAACAGCATACCAAGGTCGAAGGGCAACATCGGATATAATAACCGGACCTCGCGCCGGATAAGAATTGCGCGGGCGATGCGCCAATTCCTCCATGACCATAGGCGCGAGCTTGAGATCAACCGTAATCTCTTTCTGCCGCTTGCTAGTGATGTGGGTGAGAATCCAATCTCCATTTATTTCCTCCCAACGTATTCCGCGCAGCCACTTGTTATTTCCGTCGAGAATGTCTGATAACCCCGGCTCTGACACCGGTACCCATTCCCCAATCACGTCTTTCTGTCTGAACATACAATCGAATTGGAATGCTTGAGCCAAGGCAACACTCGGCCGCCCAAGTGCGTGAGCTGAACCACGAATAGCTACAGCCTGCTCCGCAGTAAGGACAGAAGTGCGGGGCTTCGACATCGTGAAGCGCATCTTGCTCAACACCTGGCTCAACCGGTTGCATTCCGCATCCTCCAATATCGTCGCACCAAATCCCGTCAGGATACGCAGCATCCCCATGACGCTGTGTGCCATTGCGATGTGACCACTCTCAACAACCTTTTCATGCCAGTGGATTAAGCCGCGCGCTTTGATTTCCGCGATTTGCCTTTCGCCGAAGTCATCTTCCAGTCGCTTACATAGCGATTGATAGTATTTGCGAGTGCGGTAGCGGAGCTTTCGGTAAGGTGTATCTTCGTCGTGCTGGTAGCATCGAATAAGTCCTGAAACTGTGCCATCGAAGCTATCCACGATAGCAATGCCACCTCGTCCCCATACCAGCATTTCTGATTGGAGGGACGAGCATTGGTTTTGGATGTATGCCGTTTCGATTTCATCGGGATGATCTTGTCCTTGCCAAATCCTGTAGCTCTTGGGCCTATAGCCGCGCTCGACTAGATCGGTACGTGCTTGCCAGCGGGCTTCCCATCCGGCTTTACGCGGCTTCCATGCAAGTCCTGGCGCATTCTCAATTCTAGGCGGCATCTTCTTCCCTCCTGTTTGAAGGGATTCTAAGCCCATTATTGGCGTCTAACCACTGTTTTACCGCCGGCCAGTACCGCCTATCCCCCCATAGTTTCTGCTTCTGGGGGAAGCGGTTGCGCTTGCATTCATGGTCAAGGACTCGCAGGGCATCCGTGGCGTGTTTAACGGGGACGCCAAGACGATGAATTATCTCGGCATCGGTAACAAATAGACCGTCCCGAATTGCGGTCGGGTCTTGCTCCCAATCGTATGCCACGCCGTGCGGTTTGGTCATGTATCAGCCATTAATGTCCCGTGCGTCGATTGCCTTGGACGGACTATGACGTGTGCCGAGATGCAAACCGCAGGCAATCTTTCTGATAGAGTCCGGCCCGCACGGTAGCCGGATGGAGATCGTCGCATCCCGGTAACGGTCGTCAGTTCGGGTTGGCCTTCTGCCGCTCTAAAAGTTCTCGCCTCGCCATCTCCCTAAATGCAGCGGCCCCAACATCCTCAAGGCAGGTAGCGCAAAGCCATATTCCCTTTGGGTCGGGTTCTATTTGGGTGTGCCCGGGGGCACCGCAGGCGTCGCATTTCGGTTTCATCGTGTTTCTCCTTTATCTCGCGTTAGTGCCGTGGGCCTAGAAACTTTCCAGTAAGCCAATAGGCCACCGAAAACAGCCCAATCATCATTAGGCTGAAGCCCGTAACCGCAAACAAGTCGCTTACTGTTATCGCGTGGTTCATCGCTTGCTAGTCCTTATCGCGCGACTTGGGTTTTCTCGGGGGCTTAATCATAGTAATGCGTACTGGCACAAGATTGGGGGTCAGTTTCTTCGAATAGATATTAAGCAGGTTCGGATATTGGCGACCAACGGGGCCTCCGATAAATTCAAAGATGCCGCCGTGTGACCCCACATCTGCCCAAGCATTCATTGTTTTCATGTGTCGCATGCTGTTTCAGTCGTTAGTGAGTAACCGGATCAAATGCGGCATGACCTAAGGCGATCACACGTTCTTTGGGATTGGCGGGGCGCGTTTTGATTTTATGACCGGAAACAAACTTTGTTATTACCTCACCGCCCGTCTTACAGACGAACCAATAACTACCAAAATCAACAACAACGTCCCCACTGTCTAATTCTCTAATTATCGGTTTCATGTTGTTGCTCATATATCTGTCACTAGCGACCGGCCGCGCGTTGCCGCTTCTCCGAAGCTTCCTGGCGCCGCGATGAAATTCCATTGCCAACGAATTGACAGCGGAATGTCGTAATAGTCTTTGCCGAGGCTTTGTGCGTATTGGGCGATGGCGCACTCTTTGCAGCTTAGAAAATTGTATTCGCTGTCGGCCGGCTGTCTCTCCAGCCACGTGACGAACGATGCTGTCGAAAGCGGATCGGTCTTAGTTTTCCATTTCGGATTGAATAACATTTTATCTCTCCACTATTTCGCCTGTAACCTTACGCTTGAGCTTTGAACCTCTTGCGAAGGGAAATCTTGAAGGACTTTTAATCCCGTTAGCCTTGCGGAAATTCCTATTCGCTTTTGCGATCCTCGGAATATCAACCTTTTGCGTCTTAGTCGCATGGCACGATCGACAGACCACTCGGCAATTTTCAAGAGTAGCCATTCCCCCCAAGGCATCGGGGATTTCATGGTCATAGTGGAAATCTCCCTCCCTGAGTTTGCGGGTGCATTGCTCACACTGGCCGTTAGCCCGTAATGCCGCTTGCGCTTTTGTGCGTTTGGAAAATTCATGTCTCATATCCCCGCCATTCCGTTCGGCCAGCGATAGGCGATCACACGCGACAAACTCCGCACCCTCTCGCGAACCGCATGGCCGTCGTTTCCTGATTTCACGACCCACCCGTCCGCTTCTCGGCCAACCACGATTCCAACGTGATGCCACCACACAACGACAACTCCGATCGCGGGTCCATTAGCTCGGCTCCCAAAATTTCTCCACCATGCGGCGAGGTTGCCGTTCCTATCTGCCACTCCCAAGTGATGACGCAGCCACCAGCCGCACCAGGCATGGGGGCGAATGTCGTTGCCGTTTGCGTCAACGTGATGTGATCGCGCTTCTCCAGGCTGAAGCAGCACCGTGAGAAAGAGCGCCGTCAGAAAAATAATAACCCCGAATTTTTTCATCCGATTATTCCCCACCTGATTGCTAAACAAGCGCATAAAAAAATCGCGACAACGCAAACCCAACCGGACACAACACACCAACCGATAATCTTGTCTCTGATTTCAGCGAACACGTTCGGACGCTCGTATATTGCTTTGCTCTGTGCGCCACGCTTCGATGATGAACTCGGCTCCGTTTTTATGTTCTCTAAAGTCTAAGAGTTGTTCGGTGGCCCTTGCTTCGCTTTCTTTCGCTTCGATGTATTCCGAATTAAGTTCCGCTGTTGCCTTACGAGCGTCGATAGACCCCTCCGCAGCGAGATAAGCCTGAGCAAATACCCGCTTGCATTTATTTTCTGCGGCCATGAGTTGATACTGTGCATGAGCCAAAGGATGCGGATGCTCATTGAGATAGGCCAAAGCCGCCGCCACATGATCGTCGTCCACAATCATGCCACCGCCTCAAGGTCGCCGTAGCGATGGATTTGCGCGACGATCTGCACTAGCTCGTCATTGAAGCGATCGACTTCGCTGGCGAGGTTGGCGATATATTTTTCGTCTCGGAAAACGGGTTTTATGAACATCGGCAACTTTGGCCAATAGCTCACAAAATCCCATTCATCGCGCTCGCTGACCCACATACTGCCCTGAACCTGCGCTTTGTGTTCGGCTGGCAATTCGTCTTTCAGTAGACGGTCAATCTGGATATGCGGAAGCGCGGTTTTAATTTCGAGGCCGCGGCTTTTACCGATTAGCGAGTCGGGACTGCACCCTTTGCCGCCGTTGCGAATGAACCCGACGCGCTGCGGTTCGGCATTCTTGATGAATGCGTATGCGCTGCGCGCATCGTCCTCCATCAACTTTCCACGCTCCATGTGAGGGTTCGTGTAGCTTTCCATTGGCTCTTGCGTGATGATTTCGCCGGCCAACTTGAGCATGTAGGTGCGGCGCGTTTTGCCTTCACCCTTGGCCATGACGGTCGAGAACTCGGAAGCGGTCGGGATACCTAGGCGGGCAATCAGCCATTCCCGACTTCCCTGTTCGCAGTCTATGATATGCGCGGTCATGCTGGCACCTGTGCGTCGGAAATGATGCCCTTGGCTTCGCTCAATCTCGATGCTGGCAATTCCGCTATCGTTTGCACTCCCATCGCAGTCGCGAGCGCTTTGACTGTTCTTTTCTTCTGCGCGCAGAGGGTTTCGAGCTCTTTGAATTGTGCAAGCGTAATCGTCTCGTCTGGCACTCGCTCCGCTTCAATTACTCGTGCGTCTGTGTCGGCCGATGCAGCAAGGCCAAGCGCGGCCTTGAGCGTGTAACGCTGTAGGTAAGTTTGCGCGCTACCGATCGCCTGGATTGCGTTCTTGTTTCCAGACTTGTCATGCGGCGCCCAAAGCGAATTTTCTTCATGGTGCCCGTGACCGGAGACGATGCAAGTAACCGTTATCCCATCCTTGTCGCTATTGGTGCGGAAGCGATAGGACAGACCGTGCTTGCTAATAACCGGATCAACTTGGCCAGCGAGGCCGGCAAAATCCTCGTGCTTATAGTTGGTGTTGCCGAATGACACCTCTCGATTTTTCAGGATTTGCGGCATTTCAGCCTTAGCGGCCGTTAGCGCAGCTTCAAAGTCTTTGCGCGCGCGGATCGCGTCAACCCGCTCGGCGTTGTCGAGTAGCTTTGCGAAAATCTCGGGCGGTAGATTGCGCTCTATCGCCAACCGCACATAGTCGGCAGCGGCCGGCGCCAATTCCTCTCGGCGGATCGCTAGATTTGTCTTAGGCATGTTACTCTCCATAGACATTAGGGGAACTCTCGTAGTCGTCGCCGTTTTCCAAATACCAACGGCGGTTAAATTCTTGCCGGCAAGCCTCGACCCAATCTTGTCCGGGGAAACTGACCGGCGCATTTGCGCGCCGATCAGTCGGGGGGCGATCGTGAATGTTCATGTCGCGCTCCGCTGAATGCGGCGCAGCGTTCCAAACATTCCAATTTCGATTGTCTGATCGTCGAACAGAAGCTTGGCGCCGATCGGGCCATTGATCTGATAGCCGTAGTAGGAGCGAACCCGATGCTTGCGGAAACGTCGATCCATGCGGCGCATGACCTTGTATGGTACTGCATCTTCGCGGGCGTCGATTTGGCTGCGTGTCATGGGATTGCTCGGAGTTAAGGTGTTAGTGCGTATGAGCTAGAAACGCTTCCAGCCGCGTCTTGTTTTCCTCGGACGCCCAATCAGCGGAAAGAAACGCGCTAATTGAGTATTGAAGATGCGGCTTTGCGGTCATGGCGACGTGCAAATTGCCATTAGGTCCGCGCATCACACTGAAGCGTTCTTCTGGTTTGTCAGCCGGATTGAGAATCATCGTGTTTGTCCTTAAAAGGTGCTAGTGCGCGACTAGGCGCTTTTGGTCTGTTGCGCCAAGCGATCAAATTCTTCGAATTTTGCGGTAGCTTGTTTGTGCAATCTTTCCGCAACTTCGGTGTGACCATGCTTTTTTGCTGCATATGCCAAATTCAACAATTCGGTTCCGCGTTCTTCTGCAGCGATCATTTGCTTGCGTGGGGTCATTTCAAATCTCCCGGTTGCTCGTATGTAGGGGAACTGCGCGTTAGCCCTGGATCAGCAGGTCGGCCAAAAACGAGGCGACGATGATGAGGGCTAGTGGGCTTGCGAAGATCAGTGCTGCGGTCATTTGGTGGCTCCCCGTTGCTTCGGAAGTCACCTTGCCATATTGGCAAATACAGTCAAGTGAAAAATTGCCGAATTGGCAAATTATTTTTTGCGGCTGTGGAGGAAGGCAATAAACCGCTTGGCCTCGTCCCGCTCCGCGGCGCCTAGGCCGGCCAATAGACCCGATTCTGCGGCCTTTTCCGGGTCGCGGAACAGGTCGCCGGGCTCTATCTGTAGGAAATCCTCAAGGGCGCGCATTTCGGCCGCCCTTGGCGTCCGTAGGCCGTTTATCCACCGGGAAAGGGCGCCCTCGGATACGTCCAAGGCATCGCAGATGGCCTGACGATCGACGCCCCTGAGCTCCATCCAAGACCCAATAAATAGGGCTTTTTGCCTAGGTCTGTGGACGGCCTTGCGTGCCATAGCGGTAAGCATCTGGCAAATAACGGCTTTTGTCATTGCCAATACGGCAAAATAACTGTTGACCTTTAATTGCCAAAATGGCAATAAAGGGAATGATCGAAAAACACCCCCTTGAGGCATACCGGATCGAACGCGGCCTTTCGCAAGCTGCGTTTGGTGCCCTGATCGGCGCGTCGGGCGCCGCGATCTCCCGCTATGAAACGGGAGCGCGGCAACCACGCGGCGAACGGCTCAAAAAGCTTGTTGAGATAACCGGCCTTCCGGCTTCCGCAATTCTCGGAATGACAGAGGCCGCTTGATGCTACCCGAACAACACGCCGCTTTCGTAAAACAGGCGCGCTTGATTGTTCGCCATGACGGCTATTTGCATCGCCGGCCAAACAAGCCTGGCCACTACAATCCGCTCGCCATCTTCCCGCGTTGCGTACAGCGTGCAACGAACGCAGTTGTTTGCGAGCGTTTTCAATTCCGCCACACCCTCCACAAAAACGTCCGACACGCAGAGCGGATCGGAAACCGCAGCCTTTTCTATTTTGTAAGCCACTTAATCCCCCCAACCTTATTGCCACGGCACCTCTGTACGATTCCTGACACAATTTTGCACGGTAAAATTGCACCTTATTCGCCTTTTATTTATGGAACCCATCAATCTCGCTGGAGTGCCGCAGCTATCAATTCAATCAAAGTCAAAGCCGCGTCAGCGGAACCTCGCACAATCACGACCGGCCACGGCTCTCCATTAAATAAGGCAATAACGACTTTCCCATCGGTTGAGATTTCTACTGCCGCGCTTGAGAAATCGAAGGGGGTCATATGAGCCGCATCGACCCCTTGGCATGGTCCGACCAATACCCGTCAGTCCCAGGGTTTAAGGCGCGCGATACGTCAAGGAACGCAGCCGAGGCCGTCCGCGGTCGCGCTGTGGCACTACGCGCCGCCTGTCTCACGCAACTTACGGCCTCGGCCGCAACGGCAGACGAAATCGCCAGTCGGCTCGGGGAGAGCGTTTTGGCGATCCGTCCGCGCGTTTCTGAATTAGCTCGCATGGGGAAAATTGCTGATAGCGGCGAGCGCCGGCCAAATGCCAGCGGCCGGAACGCGATCGTATGGAGGGTTGTTTGAGTAGGGGAGTTCCATGCACTCGATTTATGAGGATCGGCTTGCCGAGGCGAGTTCCATCCAACGCAATATCGTGCAAGGCGCTGCAACAATTTGCAGTCCTAATTTTGCGAAGGTTTGCAAGGCCATTTGGCCCCACAAGACGGCGGAAGAACTGGCAGCAATTACCGGCTGTTCTGTTCGCACCGCCAGCTACGAGATTTCGGAGGATCGGCCATCGGCTCAATCGGTAGCGGCGATCGTCGCCGCTATCACGCCGAAGCGTAAGTAATTTTCAGCGTTCGTATTTCTAGCGTCGAAGGCCGCAATAACAGCGGTGGGGAGGTTCGTTGCCAAAAGGGGGGTAATCCCACATGGCCTATGTTGATGCTTGTGAGACTTACGCCGACGTAATCAAGAAGCGAGATAATACTAACGCCTGGCGCCGCGCGATGTTTGCTCTGCGACCAGAGCCGGGGGGGCGATCTGATCCCACAATCTTAGGCCTTATTTATTGGAACGGATCGACTTGGATTGGGCCGCCAGAATTATTGGAAAAGTTAGCATATCCGCGCGCCTATAGCGTTTCTCCAATTTATCCAGACGACGAAAAGGCGCATCGCCCGGCGATCAACGATATAATCGCGAGCGTTATAGGTATTTCCGGCGTGCGCAAAAGCGAGTTCTTTTCCCCGCGCCGCTACGCTCCGCTTGCATTTGCGCGCCAAGTGTCGATGGCGCTTTCGAAATATCTCACGGCCCAAAGCCTTCCTGCGATCGGCCGTAAGCATGGCGGCAGGGATCACACGACCGCCCTTCATGCCTACCGCAAGCTAGAGCCGCTTATTTTAGCCGTTGCGGCGCAGTTGCCGGCCGGCTCGAGCCTAGAGGATTGGGTTCGGCTGACTTTCAAGCTTTCCGAAACAACGACATTCGTTAATCCGTACCAGAAAAAACACTAGCCGCGCCTCAGTAATTCGCCGCGTTTCCGAATACAAAAACAATTGAGGGCGCGTTGTGGCTCGCATTCGAACGATCAAGCCGGAATTTCCGCAGTCGGAAAGCATTGGCCGCATTGGCCGGGACGCCCGATTATTGCTTTTGCAGTTATTTACAATTGTTGACGACGCCGGAAAGACTCGCGCCGCCTCGCGAATGCTCGCGAGCCTTCTCTACCCCTACGATGACGATGCCGGCGCCATGATAGGCGGTTGGCTCGATGAATTAGAGGCGAATGATTTTGTTCGCCGCTACGTTGTTGACGGCTCGACCTACCTGCAAATCAATAACTGGTTGAAACATCAGAAGATTGACCATCCTTCTAAGTCTCGTTTGCCTGATCCTCTCGAACCTTCGCGAAGCCTCGCGAAATCCTCGGAGGTCGTCGCGACTGATCTTAACCTAGTACCTAGTACCTTGGACCTAGGACCTTCCGAGAAAGAAAATAAAATTGTTGTAGCGAGTGAAGGCGTGAAGAAGGGGAAACCGAAACACGGAGCTATCTCTGCCTGTAAGCGGTTTGTTTATTGGAAGCGAGGATCGACGGAGTTTCTGGCGTATGCGGAGGATTACCAAGAAGCTACCGGCGATGAACCGGAAGCAACCGAGGACGGGCGTTGGTTTAAGGTTTTGGGAGAAAAATCAAAGGGGGCAGCATGAAAGCCAAGAGGGTTATTGCTGAAAAGGTTCACGATCGACGTTCGGCAGACCTACCGATTAATTCCTCGGTTGCCGTCGTAATTGTTGCCGACCCTTATTCGAAAGATGGCGAAAAGATTGAGGTTTTGAGGTCTATCCGGAATGACCCATTAGGCGACATGAACTCGCGCGGTCTGTTGGACGACGCTCAATATCTGGCCGGCCGAAAGTGGCAAAAGCTCCATGAATGCTCGACTATTGGGGTTATCCAGGCGATCGACCCGGCCAAAGAGGCGGTTGATGGCGGCGTGATGCGTGACTTTTTGACCGATCGACAGATTGACGCATTCAAAGAGCTGCAGATTTCCTACGAGGCGCTTGGCTCATACGGCGGCAAACTGGTGTTTCAAATCTTAGGAGAGGGGCTTTCTGTATCTGAGGCCTCATACCGTTGGGGATATTCCGGAGCTCGGGAAATCAATTATTTCAGTAGGCGATTCAGAGAATGCCTGGAGACGTTAGCAATTCATTGGGGATATGCACAGCCAAAGCGGCGCGCAACTTGACACTTGTCAAGCAAATCACTTAGGACGGGAAATCTCCAAAATTCTAAGATAGAACATCGCCGGCTGACCCCTTCGGCCCGCGATTAGAGACGCCGTGACGGGCACCCTCCCTTATGGCGCGGCGTCTCACCCCTTTCACATGCGAGCGGCAATGATCGAGGTCTTACGCTCGCAAATCCGCGCGGCTATTCGCGCGCATGACATGGATCAGGCGCACTTTCTCGTCAGGATGGTCGTTCTACTGCGCGCCGCAAAAGGCGAAATATATATCCAGCCTAGACCGTTGGCGGAAATACTCGCCAGGACACACATCAATGGCAAAGCTTTCCTCAAAGGAGCGTAGCGAAATACCCAGCAAAGAGTTTGCTGGTCCCGATCGTTCCTATCCAATCGAGGATAAGGTTCACGCCGTCAATGCGAAGGCTCGCGCCGCACAAATGCTCGCTAAGGGCTATCTCAGTCAATCAGCCCACGATCGCATCATCGCCAAGGCCAATGCAAAGTTAGGCGAAAGTGGCTAGGTCAGTCCGCGATAGCCTTTGGGCTCTAGGCTTCGACTGCCTACAGCGGAAAGGATATCGTGAACTTGCCGTTATCTACGCGCATTCAATAGCGCGCATAGACCTGGAAGCAGAGAAATCAATCGCCGCCTATATTCAGAAATGCACCGATTTCGCTGACAGGATCAAACGAGTAAACGAAGGCAAGAGCGATGCAACTTAATCAGTCCGGTCCACAAACTCTCGTTACCTATATTCAATTCAACGATTGGCCGTCCGCTGGAATAGCACTCCACCCCACAAAGGTAGCAATGTTCCCGCAAAACTTCCGAGAGATCGCAGGTCTACTTCCAAGAGACAATCAACGCGCCTCAGACTGTGCCAATTGGCTAACAGCACTAGCCGCTGAATATGAAAACCCGGTCGCATAATGGCTAAGGGCGGAATAAGGCCAGGAGCGGGGCGCCCTAAAGGTGCGGGGGCTTCTCCCGCCGCATCCAATTCAATCAAAGAGAAAATCAGAACTAATCAAATCATTCAAAGACTACATAGATTTGTTGACGGCGAAGTTGATATGCCTGGGCCGGCAGTTACGGCCGCGCTTGGCCTGTTACGTAAGGTAATTCCTGATTTGGCGTCTATCGCGCACTCTGGCGAGGTAACATTAAAACCAGCGCATGAACTCAGTGACGACCAGCTTGCGGGTATCGCCGCAATCAGCCGCAAAGGAACTGTTGAAGCGGAGGATGATCCGCCGCCACTTCACTAAATGGTGTCAGTTCTCCGGCGTTGAGCCGGCTAAGCATCACAGGCTTTTGATTGAAAAGTTGGAGGCCGTTGCGGCCGGCAAGATCACACGGCTTGCCGTGTTCATGCCGCCAGGATCAGCCAAGTCAACTTACGGCTCGATATTGTTCTCGCCTTGGTTCCTCGCGCAATATCCCAATTCGAATATCATTGCGGCATCGCACACAAGCGAGCTCGCTGAGAAATGGGGTCGCAAGGTCCGCAATCTTATTAGCGAGTTTGGCTTAACGCTCGGGATCGAGCTCTCGGGCGATAGCCAAGCGGCCGGGCGTTGGGCGCTAAAGCAGGGCGGCGAATATTACGCGGCCGGCGTTGGCGTCGGCATAGCGGGCTTTCGTGCTGATCTTGCTATTATTGACGATCCAATCCGATCGCGAGACGATGCCGATTCCGATTTGGTACGCGAGCGCATTTGGGATTGGTACAAGTCAGACCTATCGACACGATTAAAACCTAACGGCCGCGTTATATTGATACAAACCCGATGGCACGAAGATGATTTAGCCGGCCGCGTCTTGGCAGAGATGGCGCGCGACGGGGATCAGTGGGAAATACTGTCGCTGCCAGCCGAGGCCGAGGCTAACGATCCACTAGGACGCGAGCCCGGTCAGTTCCTTTGGGACGATGAATACGGCTACGGTAATTTCCTACGACACGAAAAGAAAAACCAAACCGCGCGCAATTGGTCTGCGTTATATCAACAACGCCCGGCGCCTGAGAGTGGTGATTATTTCAAGACGGAATGGCTACGGCCATACACGACGGCGCCTGACAAGGCCACGCTCTCAATCTACGGCGCTTCCGATTATGCAGTTACGTCGAATGGTGGCGACTACACCGTGCACGTAGTCGTCGGGCTCGACCCCGAGGGGCGGATGTACCTCCTCGACCTTTGGCGTGGCCAGGCATCGTCGGACGTTTGGATCGAGCAATGGTGCCGTCTTGTCAAAGAGTGGCAACCGATGGATTGGGCCGAGGAAAAGGGCCAGATTGCGGCGGGGTTAGGTCCGTTCATTGAGCAAGAGGCGTCACGTCGTCAGGCTTACGTCAATCGCGAGCAATTCCCGACGCGGGGCGATAAGGCAGTCCGCGCGCAATCCATCCGCGGGCGCATGTCGATCGACGGGCTTTATGTCCCGACCTCTGAAAGTTGGTATGCAGACTTTCGTGCAGAGCTGTTGAGCTTCCCGGCCGGGCGCCACGACGATCAGGTGGACGCGATGGGGCTTGTCGGTCAATTGCTCGATCGCATGACGGAAGGGCGCATACCGTCAAAGCCAAAGCCGGCAGACAATTCGACCGGATATAAGTCAATGGAGCCGGAAGGCTCTGCCGATTGGAAAACCTATTGATGGCCGACTACAGCCCAATGACGAGCGCGGTCCTTGATGGGCCAGAACAGTCAGACGACGGGCGCTATCTCGATATCGGTCAATTGAAGCGGCAGTATTACGATTATTTCGGCGTCAAAAATCCCGAGATCGAGGAACAGAAAGAAGCGCGGCGCTACTATCACGGCGCACAATGGTCAGAGAAAGAAATCCGCGCGCTGAAAAAGCGCAAGCAACCGATCATCACGTCGAATCGTATCGTTCGTAAGGTTGATGCTGTTGTCGGGCTGGTTGAGCGGCTACGCCAAGACCCGAAAGCATTTCCGCGAAATCCCGGCAGTCAACAAGGTGCAGACTTAGCGACCGCGGTTCTGCGCTACGCACTCGATCATGTTGATTGGCGCTCCAAGTCGCCACGTTGCGCGCGCATGGCGGCGATCGATGGCATTGCGGGGATTGAGCTCGACCTTGCCTATGGCGATCATGGCGACCCAGATATCGACCTGCATATCGTTTATGCCGATACCTATTTCTACGATCCACGATCTTACGACGACGGCTTTACCGATCGGCGTTTCGAGGGCGTCTCCAAATGGGTTGATGTTGACCAAGCGAAAGAACTCGTCCCCGAGAAAGCGCAAGAGATCGACGACCTGATTGAGAGTGGCACTGATCTCACTCAGAACTCCGATCGCGAAATCACATGGATCAACACGTCGGCCAAGAAGGTCCGGCTTGTCGATCATTGGTATATTCTAAAGGGCAAATGGTGTTGGTGCCTCTACATTGGCAATACGAAGCTGATGGAAGGCGAGTCGCCATATCTGGACGAGCGCAATAAAAGCTTTTCCAAGTATTTAATGTTCTCGGGTGCGGTTGACCATGACGGCGATCGTTACGGCTTCATTCGCAATCTCAAAAGTCCGCAAGACGAGATCAATCATCGCCGGTCAAAGGCGTTGCACTTACTCAACAGCACAAAGGTTCAGGCCGACAAGGGCGCTGTTGCCGACGTTGAGAAAGCCCGCGCCGAATTGGCTCGCTCTGATACTTGGCTAGAGACAAACCCCGGCAAGAAAATCGAGCTACTCGACCGCCAGCAAGACTTTCGCGGGCAGATGGAGTTTCTACAAGAGGCAAAGACCGAGATCGAGAATTTCGGTCCTAACCCGGCATTGATCGGGCAGGGGATCGAGAATAGTTCCGGTCGTGCGATTTCACTGTTGCAGCAAGCCGGCATTGCCGAGCTCGGGCCGTACATTCTCGCCTATCGCGCCTGGAAAATCCGCGTCTATCGCGCAATCTGGAACATCATCCAGCGCTATTGGACCGCGGAACGCTGGATACGAGTTACCGACGATCAAAACCTCGCGCAATTTTTCCAGATCAATAAGCTGCAAGTCGATCAATACGGCCATCCGGCGATCGTGAATGCGCTCGGCTCCCTCGATGTTGATATCATCCTCGATGAAGGGCCGGATACGATCACGATGATGGAGGACGTGTTTGATACGCTCAAGGCGATCATTCCGACCGTCGCGCCGATGCTCTCGCCGGCCGCTGCGGCCGCAGCACTCGGGCTCTTGATCGAGACAGCGCCGTTGCCGGAAGCGGCCAAGATGCAATTCAAGAAGGCGCAGGATCAGCCACCCGATCCGGCGCAGGTCGCCGCCAAGCAAACGGCGTTGGCCAGTGAACAAGCCAAGGTTCAAGAGACAAAGGCAAAGACGTTCAAGACGTTCGCGGACGGCATCAAGACATTCCACGACGCGCATATCGACGCATCGCAAATGATGCAGCAACAGACGCAGCCGCAAGGCGCTCCAGTTCAACAGCAATTACCTTTGGGACCGCCACAACCGCAACTCCCGCCAATGGGATCATTCGGGCCGCAGCCAGGGGTCGCTTCGCCTTCCGCGGACGTTCCGACGTTGCCGCAACAGCCCATACAACCACCGGGCCAGATTCCGGCCGGCGCACTGGCGAGATAGCCGCGCATGTCAGACTTGGACACCCTGCGCCGACAGGGGATCAAAACCTATTGCGTTGTTGACGCCAACGGCATCGCGTTTAATGGCACGGCCACGCTCGCGCAAATACTCGCGAAGGGTATGGCGCCAATATGCCAAGTGAACTCGGTTGGAACGGAGACGACCAATAGCATTACGGCGACGGCGCTCAAGAGCCGAGGGATAAAGTCGTTCTGTCAGGTTGACGAAACAGGCGTTGATACCGTTAGCGGCGACACGGCGGCGGTCATACAGGCACGCGGTATCCTGCCGCTAGTTGCACTCGATACGTCCGGCGTTGCACAGAACGGCACCAAGACGCTTGCGCAACTTACTGCGATGGCGCTTGCGAGTTTCTGCCCCGTTGATGAAACGGGGACAGAATTTGCGCTCGGCGGGATTGTTCTGTCCGCAACAACCGTTCCCGATGGATCGGCTAACAATACAACGGTTGGCACGGCCTCGATCGTCAGTGCGTTTACGGGTACGGCGGTTTGGGCGATCGCTGACGCAGATTCGACATTCAAAATCAATTCATCGACCGGCGTTGTTCAAGTTCTCGACAATACCGATCTTGTGGCGGCAACGCATCCGACCATTACGGTTACGATTTCCGTAACGGGCACGACACCATCGTTCCCCAATCTCGTTCAAGCGATCACGGTAACTAAGGCTCCGGCAAACACTGTTGCGCCGGCCATTGCGGGGGCAGCGGTCGAAGGCGTCACGCTCGTTCTAACGCGCGGTACGTGGACGGGAAATCCAACGCCTACGATTTCCGATCAGTGGAAATCAGGTGGCTCGGCCGTAACCGGCGAAGTTGGGCTAACTTACGTCGTTCGTCACGCCGACGTTGGCAGCACGATCAAGGTTACGGAGTCGGCTACTAACTCGACAAGCACGGTTACGCAGGATTCAAATACTACCGCGACCGTTACCAAGACGACGCTAAGTTACTCGCCAAATACAACTGCAACGCGCGGTTCTCCTTATACGGGCGCAACCCCGTCTAGCTCAGGCGGAACGTCGTCCTACACGTATTCGATCACGGGCGGTTCGTTGCCTGATGGATTGTCGCTCACGCCTAGCACTGGCGGGATCACGGGAACCCCGACGACAGCGTTCGCATACTCGGGAATTGTTCTGCGATCGAGGGACGCCAATGGCGTAACCGACGACAGTTCTCCATTCACGATCACGGTATCCGCGCCAAGCATCGGACATACGCCGCCAAATCTTAAGTTGCGAGACGGTACGAGCTATTTCCTTGAGCGTAACGGCGTTGACGGGATCACACTTCGCGTCGGCGTGTTCGTGCTGCTTCTGCACGACGGAGTAGATCACTTGTTATTGGCGCACAGCTAAATGACGACGCTTCTCCGTCGCGCAACGAACATTCTGCTTCGCACAAACTTCAAAATCGTTCTTCGTGGTCGCCTTCTCCTGCTTCGCTCGGGCGGCTTCCTGCTATGCGCACACAACTAAGGACTCACTTCAATGGCTGACTCAACACTTGCTGCACTTAGCGCGATCGTTACCGGAAATATTGCCGGAACGGAACTCCTCTATACCGACGACGGCGCTTCCGATCTAAAGATGACAACTGCTCAGGTGCGCGATTGGCTCAAGACGCAGTTCACAGATAATCTTGAGTTTGTTTGCGATGGCGGCGGATCGGCGCTCACGGCAAAGAACTACGGCTATATCGAAGTCCCATATTCTTGCACGATCAAGACGGCAACGCTTCTAGGCGATGCTTCTGGGTCCGTCGTTGTCGATATTTACAAGTGTACCTATGCAAACTTTGCTCCTGGTACGCACCCGGTGTCCGGCGACAAAATTACAGCGTCGGCTCCTCCGACGATTTCAAGCGCGTTCAAGTCACAAGACTCGACATTGACAGGATGGACAACGACGCTCACGGCCGGCGATATTCTCGCATTTACGATCACAGGTTCACCGGCAACGATCACCCGCGTCACGGCGTCTCTCAAAGTTCAGCGGAGTTAGGCGCATGGCAGTTATTATCTCTAGCGCGAATTACGGCAGTGGCGGCGGCGGGGCATGGGACCCATCGGTCCTAGGTAGCGCGCTGAAGCTCTGGTATCGCTCCTTCACTACGGGGACGACGAATGATTCTGTATATACGGATGCCGGTTCAACGCTGGCGACAAATACGCAAACCGTCGCACAGTGGAACAATGTTAGCTCATCCGGCGTCTCCAATGCGAACTTGATAGGCACTAGCCTAACAAAGCCAAGTTGGGTTTCTTCCGGCATTAACGGTCATCCCGCCGTCAAACTGGATAGCTCCTCATCGCAAGCAATGTTGTCCGGCAATATGGGGAGCGTATTTACGACGGCGTGTTCCGTTTTTGCCGTAGCACAAATGGCGGCATCTGGCGTATCAGCATATGGACGTCTGGTTTCCTATCTAGGGAGCACGGGCGGCGGGGGGGACGGCGATACGGATACATTTGTTCCTCTTATCAGGAAAAATTCAGCGACAGCCGTTGAGAGCTTTACAGTCGCGGGAGGCACGGGAGATTTAGCATCAAGTACAATTACAACGGGAGTTGGTCATACAATGGGCGTTGTCCGGTCCAATCCCAATTTCTCGTTTTACCTTGATGGCTCTGTATCGGCGGATTCTCCTGTTTCACAGACGATAACAATGGGGTCTGCGCAGCGAATTAGTATTGGTGCAGACATAACCGCTGCTCCCGTATTGGGGACGGCCAATTGGAATGGATTTATAGGCGAATTTATCGTCACCAACACCGCGTTGAGCGGGACCGACATTGGACATGTTCATACATATCTAGCAACCAAATACGGTCTATAGGTCAGTCTGAATGTCCGCTGATTGGCGCATCGCCTGTTGGGGTGATAGTTTCATGGAAGGTAATGAGGACGGTACGGGTCATTCCGTTCCAAGTTATCTAGCCGCGCATTATCCATTTCGCACGGTGTTTAATGGTGGCCAGGGCGGCAACTCGTCGGCCGAGGTTGCAACTAGAATGCTGGCTGCAACGGATAAATATAATTGGATCACGATTATTTGGTGCGGGATAAATAACAGTTCCGATCCTTTGCCTGATTGGCAGGAAATGGTCGCGGCCCTCACGACGCCAAATTATATTCTCATAACGATTGTTTTTAACAGCAATACTTCGACTGGAGCCAACCTGACGACCACTGGTTCTCCGGGCTCCTCTGATCGCGGCGGCGCGATCTATAATGCCCTTATGGGGGAAAACGCGGAGCTTATCGCCACATTCCGCGTGGGGCATTACATGGATGCCCATGCGCTTCTTGTTAATGGGTATGACCCTGGCTCTCCCGAGGAAAGCGTAGATTTCTTTTGGGACCGGACCCCGCAAAAGTTCTTATATCAAGGATTTCATTGCAACGCTCTCGGTTATCAGACGGTCGCTAACGCTCTTATTCCGATTATTGATGGAATGGGCGTTCCACCTCCGCGATTGCGGATACGGGGCTAAGAATGCCGATCATCTTCCTACTGCGCGACAAGACGACGGGAGATTTTCGCCGCAAAGATGGAAGTTATGCCCAGGATTTCGCACAAATTCTGACGTTTGAAACTAAAGCCACAGCGGAAGCGGTTAAATCTGAGTCTGACGACGTTATAGCGATGGCCGGAGATACCCACATGATCGGGAACGGCTAAATGGGGACGCTCTCGTTCATCAATGTTGATGCCGCCTCTTGGTCCAGCGCCCCGGCTGGATGGAATACAGTTCGCACCCAGGTTTGTGCCGATCTTGTCGCAAATCTTTTCCCGCCAGCGCATGATGCCAGGATAACCGTCAATTGGGGCTACAACGACGTTAACGGACAAGCATTAGGGGGGGGGGCAATTGGATCGAGTTCATGGTTCATTTCTACGGATACTTACGCAAACTTTAGGACTAAATATCAGGCGATCTCTAGTCCAAACTCGATACAAAGTACCGCCTATGCCAATACTTCGTCTGGATTACCGGCCTCAAATCCATTTAGCGGCCAATCAATTTACATGCCCTATGCGCTGCTAAAGGCGATAGGAATATTTGGCGATTTTCTCTCTAGCCCAGATTTCTTTGTAGGGTTTTCATCGGGCGCGACATTTGACCTTACTCAGCACGGGGATAGTTGCGCGGGCGGTACATATTCTCTTTACGGCGTTATGATGCACGAACTAACAGAGGGCTTAGGCCGCGCCTGTAATATTTCTCAGAACGCAACGCTGTACGCGGGTGACCTGTTCTCTTTTAGCGCGGCCAGCACCAGGAGCTTCAGCGGATTTTCAGGGCGCTATGCGTCGGGCGACGGCGGTACAACCGATATTTGGGATTACAATGCTAATAGCGGGGCAGATGCAGGCGATCTAGCCCAAGTCGGTAGCTCATTCGACGGATTTGGGACACCCGGTTTGGCTCCCTCAAGAAGTTCTACAGTTCCGCTATTGGCAAAAGATTGGCAGTTAATGACGCTGCTAGGTTGGGGCCTAACTTCAACAGGATTGGCTAATGCCGGAATTAATCCGTCATTTTCTGTCGCTGGCAATAGCGCAGTCGCATTCACTGGCGCATCAACCAATGCACAAGCCGCTAGTGTTAGCGGCGCAAGCTCACTCTCATTCATCGGGCGCAATGCGAGCGGCGCTCCAAGCAGACTCAAATTAGGACACGGATAAATGACCGGTAAGACAACGACATTCTCGTCCGACTTTCTAAAACTTATTCTCAATGCGGTGGCTATTGCTAACATTGCCGACAACGCGAGCTCGTCGCCACTCACGAATATCTATATCAGTCTACATACTTCCGATCCGGGCGTCTCCGGCAATCAGACCACGAACGAAATCAGCTATACCGGGTATGCACGCGTTGCCGTGTCGCGCTCAAGCGGTTCGCCCGCCTGGACCGTAACCAGCAATGCGATCTCTCCAAATTCCGCGATAACATTCGGTGCCATGACGGCCGGCGCTGGCGGGACCGCCACGCACGTCGGGATCGGAACGGCATCAAGTTCAACCGGCAAATTGCTTTGGAGCGGTGCGATCAGCCCGACGATTTCATGCGTGAACGGCGTCACCCCGCAACTCACGACAGCGAGCGCCGTTACCGAGACTTAAACGAACCGTCTGCTCGACGATAAGAGCAACGCCACGCGCCGCGATAAAAGCGCAACGCCAAGCCCGGCGATAAGGGCGCCTTACGTTCACCCTCAACGAAATAGGGAATACAATGGCTGATGAAGTTGACCAGATACTAGACGACGCAATCCGCAATACCGAGACGGAAATTTTCGACGGGGCCTTTACTCCTGAGCCAGCGGCGGAAACGCCAACGGCAGAGGCAGTCACGGAAACGCCGAAAGCCGATGGACGCGACCCGGCAACGGGCCAATTCACGGCGAAAGAGCCGGCAAAATCCGATGCCACTCCCGAGGCGAAAGCCGCGGAAGCGACCGAGGATGACACGGCCAATGTTCCGTCTTGGCGCCTAAAGCAATCGACGGCAGAGAAACGTGCGGCGGAAGCCGAACGGGACGCTCTAAAGTCGAGACTCGAAAGCATGGAAAGGCAAATGGCTGCGTTTCAGCCAAAGGCCGAACAACCCAAGCAAGAGGATATTGACCCTCTCCTGGACCCGATCGGGTTTAGGAAAAGTATGCAAGAGGGCTTCAATGCCGAATTGCAAAAGGTTCAGCTTAACAGCAACCTCGCCATTGCACACGTTCGACATGGCGATACTTTCGAGAAAGCTTACGAAGCTCTCTTGGCCGAGGGCCAGCGCGGCAATCGGCAACTTGTGACGCAGCTCGTAGGCTCGCAAAACCCAGGCGAGTCGATTGTGCGGTGGCACAAGAACCAAGAGACGTTGAGAGAGGTTGGGAGCGATCCTGCGTCCTACAAGACGAAAGTTCGCGAGGACGCATTGAAAGACCCGGAATTTCTCGCAAAAGCTTTAGAGGCGGCTCGAACGTCCGCTGGCGGTCAACAGCAAAACTCCACCGTCAAACTC